AAACATTTAGCTGAAAGAAAGAAACCTCAAAGATCATAAATTATGGAAGGAAGTAAAACGATATCTACGGTTATAAAGCTCGCCGATGTGGTGATAGGAGTACAAGCAAATTCATATTATGCAGGAGAAGCGAGAAAAGATAACACTGAGTTGCTAGAAGCAGGAGCAAGAATTCAGGCATCCGATGACGAAGACGATCTTATTAAGGACTACATCAAAACAGGTGTCACCAAATTAACGAATGTATTAACCAAGATATTAGGTGAAACAACTTGTGTATGGGGAACGGATGATGTGACATTTACCACTAAGACAGTCGCTAATTTCATGGATAGTCAGAAAGACGCTCTTTTGCTTGCCATGAAAGACTATTTGGTTGACACTTGCCTGAGAGACTGGCTGGCCCTTATGAAGCCCGGAGAAGAAAAACTTTTTGAGAATAAACTGACTGAGTTGTCCGCTGAAATTAGAGTGTTGGCTTCTCACAGGAAAAAACCGGTTAGATCATGATTCAGTTTAATCTACTCGTTGATGAGATATTGAAAGAGGTTGATATGCAGACCTATTATGCCGGTGAATCAAAGAAACGGCAGGATGTGGATGCTGATATCACGCAAACAAGCTCCGATAATTACGACGAATTATCCGTGTTTATGGATACGGCTCTTAACGATGTTTCCGGAATGCTTTTGAAAAGGACCAAATCAAGTTCATTCACTCGGGATGAAAAATCCATTTTGTGCAGCATTGATCCGTTCACAGTGAAAACCAATGCTGAATATATAAGCACTCTTTTGAGAAAGGCTATTTTTGATTACGTGGTCAATTATATCGTTTATAAATGGATTGAGATGGTAAAGCCTGAAATGGCCGGCCTTTATTTTCAGAATATAGCAAAGCTGGAATATTCCGTGATTAAATATGTTGGTATGTTGTCCGGCCATCCGAGAAGAAGGTCTACCGATTTGGCTGGGATATAAGTAAAAGGGGGAAATTGATCCCCCTCTTTTGATGCTTTCTTGAGTGCATTTAAGTTCATTCTACCACTTCCCAATTTTCGGCAAATAATTCAATCATCGTTTCTTTCCATGGAACTCGGCCGAATCGAGATTCAACATACAAATATGGCGCAGTCATAGGCGGGGTGTAGCATCCCGATTCTCCATCCTTAGTCACATTATATATTTCTTTTCTCGGAAAGCAGCATCGTATTACAACATCCGTTTTCCATGATGGCAATCGCATTCCTTTACCTTTCTTTACGGCTTCAAGAGCTTCTCCAAAATTCTTGCCTGTTGTTATTGCGGGGAAAGTTGTTTCCACTTTACCGCTTGGCTCTTTCTGTTCATGCTTAATGACTATTCTACCTTCTCCGTAGATTACTCTTTCGTAATTATCCATAAAGCATTGTTTATCACATGCGATAATATTTCCCCTGTAATTCCTTACAATATAATCACCGACTTTAATAATGATATTGGTCTTATCTTTGATCATAATATAAATTTCACGATCACCCATAGGAGTTAAGGTCTCACGCAACTCAGCGTCATTTCCGAAGATTGCGCATAATTCTATAAAATTGTCCCCTGTGTACTGAACAGCTTCAACAAGGTTCTCATTTTCAGATGCTTTCAATTTGTATCTCTCCATAATATCATATGCTTCACCTATACAGCATTAGGTTTTAAGTTATCTAAGTCTATTATTATAAGATTCATCAACCACACACTCAACATAATTAATGGCCAAATCGGTTCTTACTCCTCCGACTAAGGCAATCATGAAGTATTTGAATGGTTTCGATTTATTCATTTTGGTTATTAAGTCTCTCACGTCTACCATTCCTTCCTTTCCGGCTACAAGAGAGAAATGCTCGGCATCATTAGATCCTAATATATACATCCCGACATTCGAGAATATTTCGACACCTTCCCCTCTATACTGAACAGGCTCTCCCCGAAGGTATAAATCAGACAATGACCTTTTGACGATGCCTCTTAATGCGGACTGAAGTATTCTCTTATGTGTATTCGTTCCCATCTTGATCGGGCGGGTAATAAGGCATATGTCCGCTATGCTTCGGTGTGAGTTCTGCAGATTCCAGACGGAGGTTATTATACTATTGTCCTCCAGTGTACTATCCGCTAAGGCCAATATGTCCGGATAGGTATTTATAAACGAATTTATCCTTTTAGAAATCTTGCACCATGTATCCGATTTAAAGCAATACACATAAGAATAGGAATAATCAGGATTAGAGACGATTATTTCCCTCTCTTGGTAGTTATATCCAATTCCGGCCCCACTGCAGTAATCGGAGAATATAGAAGCGGAGGCGCATGAATCTAATTTGGCTATCTTCATGATCTTAGGAATAATAGGAGAGGAGCCGATGCAGCTAGACAAATACCCATCTATTGGAGTAGAGATGTTTTTTACCGCGGTTCCACTGATCAACATTAATCCCTGTTCCGTGGCAAAAGCGACTTCTGAATCTAATCCCTTAACGGAGTTGGGGTTATTGCATACGTCTCTGCTTACAGGAGATGAACTGGCGTAAACAACATCCGTTCCCACGTTCATAGCATAGATACCATCCTTACAAAAGACATATAATGGATATTGGCCAAACTGTCCTTGTGACAGTGCTGCCGTATTCGAACAAATAGCTATTATTTCATGGCTCGATGGCGTGTATGTTGTTTTGGACGGAAAATAGAATGGATTATTTAAGGCTGACACCTTTAGAACATGGGGCCGTATTTCGAATGTGTTTTGCTCTGTTATGTCGTCAACTCCATCATCCCAAGTCGAGATATCTCCAAAATCTATGGCCGTTGAAGTTGTTGAATTAACCCGTCCGGGTATTACCGTAGTGGTGTAACTTATGCAATACGACAAATTCAAATATTTGTGTGGAATCAGGGTAAACTCGCGTCTCTTAATAGTAATGAGAGGTACTGACGTTCCATTAACGTCTACATATCCGGTTATTACCTCTACGCAAATAACCATCTTATATGCCCTGTTGTCAGGATATACAAGAAACGGGGTGATGTTAGGATATGGGAATTCCGGTCCGAATTCTCTCTTTACGACCACGGTACCATTTGTGGAAACCAGATAGGTCGATATGGACGCTCTTTTTACATTTGTGGCTGTTGAACCTGCCGGATAAAGGTAGTCGGAAGGATACCCCTCATAAAACTTAGACTTCACATTCCCTAAGTGTAACCGGGAGTTATACACATACGAACATCCAGAGGTATTTAGAACGTGTGTATTTTCATCGTCCGTAAGCGTATTCTCGAGGGATATGTTATCGTCTGAAACATTTTCTATCCTATCGGTTAGGTTTCCCTTTAAATCATATTCGGCGATTTTATAAAACTGGTATTCTTTGGCAATATCCCTTCCTACTTCAAGGGCATCCTTAGGCGTATATCGATAGTACTTTCCTGACAATCCGGAAACTGATTCAGAAGCCTGTGTTTTTAATCCAATTTCATCAAGCTCCTGATCCATTATGCTTCGCGTGGCAAAGACATCAATCGATACGATTAAATTCCTCCATCCCTCTAAGTTTAAATTGGAAAATGCAAATTTAGGATAGAACCCAATAACTCCAAATTCATAGTAGTCCGTACCCTTCGTTTCAGCTGTGTATTTGGCCAGATATTGAAAGTTGTCATAAGGCCCTCTTTTCAGCGTCACTGTTTTCCAGAAATCTTCTTCCCTGCTGGATGTGGATCCGTATTTAAAAGTAACGGTTACAGAACCGTCATTTTGAACAAGGTATACGGGGGAATGCATAATGTAACTTCCATCATATAGTCTAAAGGCGTATCGTATTAAAGTCCTGTCAATGAAACATCCCTTTTTATTTAATGAAGAGATGCATTCGTCAAAAAAGCCGTATCCAATTTTAGTAAGGTCTAATCCCGGATCATATTCCGACGAGGTCGTCGGAGGCGCGCCTCTCTGGTAATATTCACTCTCTGTCACAACCAGATTATAATCGTACTCTTTACTTATTTTTAGTGTAGGCATTTCAGGCTGTTTACCTAAATACTTATACTCGCCATTATCATAAATACAATATACGATATGATCCTCCTTAAATAAGCAAACCATATATCCAATGAACTCTATCCTCTTTACTCCGGAGATATCACTTGATAAAATATAGCTGGTGGCGAAATCTTTGGATAAAACATCCACGCTTCCATCGGAAGAGCGGATAAACAAGTATTTATCCGTCATGGAATGGTAATAAGCGGACTTGTATTGTTTATCGAAATAGGAGAGTTGTATCGGGTTGCCTATAGGCTCAATGGAGCCGTCTTTTAGCCGGGCATTTATGAGTTCCATACATTCACCGTCTTTGGACATTCCATCGTCCGTGTTCCGGGTTATACCAAGGATTGGTATGTTGACTTTTGTTGCCATAGTTTTTATTGTAAAAGTATATCGGGTTGTTATTTGAGAGGTTGCTGTTTTAATGAATTATACACCAAATCTTCATAAGTCATATTCCTTACTATTTTCAGGTCTAAAGCATTAAAGATTCTCTCTACATTTTTTATACCCAAGTTATGGGTGCTATTTTTAGTCAAGGCGCTTTTTAATGTATTGACATTTATTCCGGATCTAAGCGCCAGTCCTCCAATACTCATATTCCTGATTCTCATTTCTTCTAGTATCGCTTCTTTTACCATAAGTTTTTACGTTCTTTGATCATGACTACTATTAAAAGAACAAGGGCCACTGATTCCATTGCCATTGCTATATACTGAGATGTGTTCATCATGTATGTTTTAAAATGATTCTATGAAATTCTGGGTTACGCTGCCAATGTTCTTTTCATTTTTCTTCATATAACGGAGGATCACTGGCACAACTAGGACAAACGATATCTCCATATTCGTTCAGTTCTCCATATTCGGGAGAAAAAGTCTCTCCGCATATAGGGCATACAATATCTTCTTCTATAAAATCCATGGCTGTTTAGTTTTTATCCAATCCTGTTATATCTACAATATTCATTTGCCTAACCATTTTCAGGCACTTTAAAATATCTTCCTGAAAATCGATGAAGTCTTCATCCATATTCTGTTTCTTGAGATTCTTGATTGTAAGCTCCTGCAATCTTATGAGTGCATCAGGAGTATTAACTAATTCTAATGTGATAATTTTCCTTCTCATTTTCGGTCTTTAATTAAATTCTTCATTTTTATTTATATTCTTTATTTAACCCGTATCTTTGATTGCGTAATAAATATATTTTCATGGAATATCATCGTATATCTTTTATTCACAACGACACAGAGTATTCTTTTATCAAAGCTGTAAAGGCGGAATTATCGGGATTTTCTCTAGCATCAGTCTGTCGATTAGAAGTCCAAATTTATATGAATCAACATAACCTGAAAGGCGATTATATACTAACCGGCATGGCTGAAGTTTGATTACCAATTGCTTCATCCTTTTTCTCTAGAATCAAATGGCTATTCTCTGCCGGATAACACCAATATTCTTCTTCACAAGTCCGACTATCCGGTCATGATATTCTGTACTTTTATTGCAAACACCACGGGACTGGACCACATCGAGCGTTTTTAGATTGACCTCTACTGTCTCGATGCGCTTCTCACCGACACGTGCAGAAAGGATCAGAGAATTCTCTTTCAAAAAATACTCGTTGGAATAAACGCAGTGATGCATCGCTGTACCTTCTTCTTTGAACTCTTCAACACTCTTAAGCGCAACAATCACAATTTGACCATCAGAGATGTGCAGATCGAAGAACTTAGACTTTTCTTTAATGTAATTTTCGGCAGCATTTTTAAGTGCAAGCATTCGTTTTATATTCCTTTCACGATCTGCCTTTTCATCATCTTTTTTCTTCTTCGCAACATATAAATCATGCGCCTTTTTTAGATTCTTTGGACATACGTAATGTGCGTTGCGAAGATCTTTGTGATAATGGGAAAGCAACTCTAAATAATCAAACCATATTGATAAATCCTTGATGCTATAATTATTACGAAGGCATATTTTTATAGATGGCCAATGCGCTTCTATTTTATAGCTACTTCCGCTACAATAAGACAATAAATCATATTTTCTTGCCTTGAGTAAAGTTTCGGCTTTGTTGTTATAACGCAAAACATTAATTGCTCTAAGAAAAGACAAACCTTGTAATTTGTGATCTATTCCGTAGCGCATATATTCAGCTTTAAACTCAGACATTGGATGATATTTTTCAGGATATATATCATTTGAGCAATTAGAATATCCTCCTATGATTTTCTTTCTTATCTCCATATCTCCACACCAACCAACACCTCCCATAACATGACCTAGCGCTACAACTTCTCGCGTATTATCATCCTTGATCCAATGTTGTAAAACCTCATGTATGAAGTAGCTTGGTGCACTTTCATCTTCATAATATGCATACAGTTCAAAGTTTCTGATTACCTGAAATTCTCCGTATATTTCAGCCTTGGCAATATACATGTGTTGTTTATCTGTTCTTTTTCTGGATTGCTCTATCTCTAATTTTGTGCCGCAATGAGGGCAAATAGCTCGTTTACGTTTAACTAATTCTGTTGAAAAACGTTGTCCGCAGTCCATGCAGAGAACACGTGTTTTAGTAGCATAACCTTTATGCTCCAAACAACCAACTTTTACCCATTCGAGCATCTCTTTGTCTATTTTCCATAAGTGTTGGCTATAATCCAATACTTGATGTTGAAGTTTTGTTTTCGGTTTCATAGCTTAATATCTGAACGACGTAAAATGTATAATTACACAAGGATTGTAAATAAGGTCAACTTTATTGAACCATGCCCGCCAATCATTCACCTCTAAACCATCATTTAAGGCGATTTGAGAACTCGTCAAATAAGGTTTCGGATTATTATCGATATAATACATGGCTCGCTCTGAATTGTCATCATTATCTATATATTCCATGACGCTTAGTTTTTGTATCCCAATGCCGGAATCCTTCGTCAAATCACAAACGACTTCTTGCTTGCTCCGATAAGGTTTACCCGACCATTGGCGGATAGAAAGAATAACTCTACCATCCTGAACCTCTTTAATGCGTTTCTCCCATAAAGGAAAGTTCTCACGAATCGTATGAACCTTTTTAATTATATAAGGATTAACATTACTATTATCAAGAGCTAATAATAACTTATCCCTAAAACCAGTTTCTTCTCCTTCTCTCGGATGCCCTTTCATAAATTGTTTTGAAAGAGTGATAACATAAGTTTTTATTTTTTCCATCTCTATTCAAATAAACTCATTTGTTCAACGACCTTTGATTCTTTCTTCTTAGCCGCCGGCTTCTTCTTGAGTAAAGCATGCTGTTCATCAACTAGCTTTTTCATTGCCAATTCATGAGCTGCTTTCTTATCTTCTTCTGTAAGCTCTGCAGAGTGATTCACAATGACCTTACAATTTACAGGCTTAACATTTTTAATATCGTCCTCATCGTAATAATGAACGGCCATGCCGAAGATTTCTTCATCACTGAACCCATTACAGCCGCTTTTCTGTACCTGCTGCAGAATGAAGTTGCAGCATTCATCAATGTTCTTGTTTTCTTTGGCATAGGAAACGGCAAACAATTCATCTTCCTTTGCCCGTTGTTCGAGATAAGACTTGATTGTCTTTTTAAATACATCACTTGTTTTCATGTGCTTTTCCTTCAAAAATGAATAATATACGGTTGCACGTATAGGTAGCGTGTAACTCCTTTCTTGTTCTCTCGAGATCATCCGTCTCTATCGCCCCATTGATGATTATATGGGAATCATCATCAGCGATTAACTTTGCTTCTTTTATTATCATAATACATAGCTTATTATCTGCATGGCCACAAAGAATGCAATCATGCAGAAGATGAATTTTATAATTTGCTTCATACGTTTAGCGAATTTGATTTAGATAGGAATCTAATATATCACAAGACATATTTAAGTTAATACGCATTCATATTACGTTAATACGTTAACTAGCTCTTTCGATATATTAAACCATGTTATAAATCGAGCTATAATGCACTGAATATTTGGTGGGAGCCCGAATATGGATATCTTTGTAGTGTGTTTTTCATAGTATTAGATTTAAGGTTAACAAAGATTGGTTGCTCGTGACGAGTAGCCTTTTTTTTATGCCCATAAATCATCAAAGTGTGATTTTTTATTATTTTCCAAGACTAACTCTATAAAACATGAATTATGGAAAAAAACAATGCGAATAAAATAATGATCTTAGGTGCTGCTTTGATATGTATATCGAACATACTAAACTTTTTATCAACCCTATATCCATCGCATCTCATTAAATTCTTTCAAGGGGTCGCTCTAGGCTTGGGAGCGGTAATTCTTGTTTGGGGTATCGTGAAAAAATTTAAGAGCATAATGTAGCTACCCTTATCATTTATTCCTGATTCGAAGAAACCCTCTTTTCTCCGTTTCTTTTAGTAGCGGAATATCTTCCTCCCGTATTTCTGCAGGAGTTTCTCCATTGACAGTTGTGTCGGGTGAAAGATTGAATTTCTCTCTTATGCGCTGGATAGATTCAGCATCTTTTGTTACCCAATAGATGGTTAGTTTCATTTCTTCTGCCTTATATTATACTCACATAGATATTCTCCTATATCTGTTTCGGGGCTTCTCCATGCCGGTCGTCTTTTGCCACCGTAAACCAAATCCAAGGCGTCTTCTTCTCCCCTCCATGCCTTCCACCATGTTTGAGGTGGATACTCCTTTGGTAAATCCGGGAAAAGAGCACAGAATTCATTAAAATCGCTCTTTGCTTTTTGATTGATTTTTATCACGGAATTAGCACCAGACACAATAGCTTGTCCTGCGGTGCTTATTTTCATGAATCCTTTCTCTTTTCGCTGCTCGATCAACTTTTTTTCATTTCTGTCGATAGCTTCGTTTCTCTCTGTTAGAAAACGCCTTGCTGCCGTCATCATTTGCTGAATATTCAGAGAACTTCCCCATACGAGTTGTCCGTACTTGCCGATCTTGCAGCCCCGAAAGAAATACGATAATTCAGCCAGATTCAGGTAGTAGTACTCTGTAGCGATAAGTAGTGAAGTATCCGCAAACTGGTATGTGGTAAGTCCTGTATCTGCGTTCTTGCACAAACTGTGCAAGTGTTCTGATATGATCTTTATCACCGTATCGTTCCCAAAAACGACCGACACGTCGGCCAGAGTTGGTATCTGCCCGTTGGCTGCGATGACCTGTATGTCGGTAACGGATTTTATTTGTGCAATGGCACCGCCCCATTGTTCAACCAATTCGGACGACGTTAATGAGCTCTTTAATTCCTGCTGAATCGGTGTTAGTTCCCTTTTCTTCGTTTGCTGTATCGAACGGACCTGAGAGGGCAGTATTAGCATTTTTGTTTCTTCCATTGAATTTCTCTTTATTTGCCCATGTGGCCAGTCTTTTTGCGACTTCCCAAGTGGGCTGTTTTTCAAATCGCATCTTAGTTTCACTTTTGTTCATCTCTGACCAATAGTCGAAAAAAGCACGGATCATTTCCTTCCCATATTTTTCCATGTATGGAACAAGATCTTTCCCAAAGTCTTTTCTACGTGAGAGAGTAGCAGCTTTAGCTGCGGCTAATTTCTTGGCTTGTTCGGCTTTCTTTTGCTCTACGTTAGTAGAGTTTTCTTTAGGTTTAATATTCTTTCTATTTACTTTCACTTTACTTTGTGTACTTTCGGTGTCCGAAACTCCATTTTGGATATCCAAAATCACGTTTTTGATATCAGATACTAAATATTCTACCATAAATTCAGTTTCTCCACGTTTATAAACAGCAGACTTAAAACGTTTCTGTATTCCGTGAGAAGTAAGTATCTTGTATTTTTCGTAGATATCTTTATCGAAAAATCCGACTTGCAATGCCTTTAGCAATACTTCTTTTACTGAGCCCTCGGAAACCCCGACTGTGTCGGCAATAACAAAAGGCAAATCTTCGTCCCACACGATGTAATACCCATTATCTTTATAGATATTACACAGCAGACAAATAAGTATAGAAGTTGAACTTGCGCCACATGCTCGCGATATTTTTCTAACTTTCACGTCATTAAAGAAACCGACATCGAAAGGAAAGTAATCTATTCCTTGTTTAAGCGGTCTTGCCATATTTTACACTCCATCTTTAAATTGGAAATATCTCAAATTCAATGCGTGGATTTGTTTTGTCGACAAATTTCTCGGCTATAATTTTCACGCAATTTCGATCGTTCTTGATTGCCTTGCAGCTCTGCAGGCAATCCAAAACAATTTTCATGCAGTTATCCAGATCGGGACGTTGATTCTCGTAGAAAACATTTAAATGGAGTTCAAATAAGCCATTTATCATTTTGCCCCGATACTGGTTGCATTGCAGGTAGAAGGACTTTTCATAATCTTTCAGGGTTGTCTGTTTCGCAAGGCTTCCATGGCCATTTAGTGTTACAACCTTATAGCTATTTGACTTGCTTGGACATTTCCCGTGTATAATCTGTTTCATATAATTTAAAATATCTGTTTGCGGCAAGTTTATCGAAGGATTGAACCTGCCTGATTAATTTTACCTGCTGTTTTCTGAATCCGATATCATTGTCATATCTCCTGTGGCATTCCCGGCAAAGACGAACGAGATTCCTTGGCTCTGTATAATGTTCCGGCCAAACTGATTTCGGGAGTAAATGAGCTCCGTCGCCGGTTGCTCGTCTGCCGCATATAGCACAAAAGAGCGGTAACTCAGATTTGATCTTTGCCACCGCTCTGTTTCTTTGAGCCTGTTTGTTACTAATCTGTTTCATAAAATATAAATTTAGAATGTGGACTATAGCGGAATCGAACCGCTGTTTTCGGGAAAACACCCCGATGTCTGCCTTTGACTAATAGCCCGTTTTGCCCCGCACGCTTGCGAGGCCACTAAAATTAAATGTATCGGTTAAGTATAAATCCTAAAGAGGGCTTACACCTCACGCTGTCCTTTACAGCGGCATTGTTAGATTAATCTGCAATATTGCATTGTGGAATAAGCAGGGTTCGAACCTGCACAAGTATCGTCTGATTTCCGTCGTTCGACCGTGCGCTTTTGCTTATCACACGAGTTTAATCTATTGGACCACTACTTTCAGCTCGGTCTTGGTGACATCCTGCCATATGCGCACTTTGGCATTCCGTTCACTGAGCTTTCATACCGTACACTCCATTATTCCGTTATGCCTACGCCATACCTGACGTAGGACTTTATTATTACTGCTCGATAATTACGATATCGGGGGCAATAACTTTGATTGCCTCCAATTGTTCATCAATAACCCTGTCTTTGTACTCTTCGATTGCTTCGTTGGCACCTGCAGAAACAAGAGATAGAGAAACGTCCCGCCCGTCAACATCCGCATAGATCTCGACCTCTATCTCTTCATTTGCAAAGCCTTTGAATAAAGGAATGAATAGTTTGAAAGATTTCGGCAAATTGGAATCAACCACTTGAGAGTAGTTATCTACCTTACTGCCATTTTCTTCTTTGCTTCTTTCAATATCCTGATTAACTTTTGCTTTGAAGTTTTTAAGGATGGACACAAGCTGCATGTTTTGGGATTTGTCAGTAAAGAATGCCCGGTGCATCTTGATGAATAGCGAAAGCTTGTTTGGCTCCCAAGTATTATCGGTATTGATGCCGAATTCTTTCATCTCTTTTGAAAGCTCAAGTCTACCTGATACACTTGCTTGATAATAATTGGTTTCATCAATTGTCAAGGTAATAATCATATTATCCCTGTTTACCTTGATATTAGCTGATTTCTGATTGATAAGCCCGATTCGCTTTTCCAACCATTTTAAGGGAGAGTCAATTATTCCACTAATAGCCACGCATATAGGTTCTTTCGGGTCTAAAGCGACCGGGGCTTTGCCCTCTCTCAATACAACTTCGATGGGCATACCGTTATAATCCTTCGGTACCACTACATTTAATTTGTTTTCACTCATGATTCTGTTCCTGTTTTATGGTTAATATTAAAAATTGTTTTTTGCATTTCCTGTGGCATAATCGGGCGCGAATAAACAAGCTCACCAAGCTTATTATAGTACCCTACCATTTTTTCTTCATGATAAAGGATTTTGGCGCATTCCTGATCTTCCACATATTCAGAACCTTTCTTGATATTTTCAAGAAGTGTCTGCTTTATCACATTCAGAGGTTTAAGCTGCTCCTTATATCCTTCCATCACGTCTTTCTTTTCTATCTCAATGTCATTGATTGAAATAGAAGTTTCAGCGAGAGATTCTTTTTTCTGAGCAAGCTCGTCAGGAGTGAATCGGTGAGTATATCCAATCTCCTCAATAGCATCGGCATTATCCTTTAGGAAATTAAACCGATCATCCTCAGGTACTTCCTGAGCTAAAAATTTGTCCATAAGCTATAAGTTTTTAAGTTTATAAATATAAATTCTGACCGTCAATGCGGCATATTCTCGTGCATGGTCTTCGAATGTTTTTATATCAGTGTCGAAGAAGTTTGTTATAAGGAAGTCATAGAGCTCGTCTGCTCTTTCCTGAAGTTCCTTTAGATTTGTTTGGTCTATTAGCATTTCTTTTAATTTCTTTTCCGGCTAAAATAAAAGGGCGCAACTTGTTATAGTTTACGCCCTCGGAAGTGAGTTTATCAATGTGGGTATCAATGGCCTGAAGTATACTTCGTACGCTTGAAGCCCGTAACGTTACTGTCTTCATGTGATCGAATTTATGAGTTCGTTGAAGTATTGGGTATCTTCGGGAATATCATCGTTTGCTCCTACAATCGTATTAGCGATATTCCTTTTGGATTGTATCATATTATATATCCTGCCGTCAACCGTGCCCTGTCCGAGAAAATATCGGCATGTCACGGGGTATTTGGCACCGATTCTATGCGCCCGGTCTTCACATTGGCAACAATCGGCATAAGTCCATGGGAACTCGATAAATGCGACGTCGCTGGCAGCCGTAAGCGTGAGCCCGACTCCGGCGGCTTTGATCGAGCAGATAATTAACTTACGGCTATCGTCATTCTGAAAAGCATCCACGGCATATTGTTTCATGGTCGGACTGTCTCTTCCTGTTACGGACAAAGCTTTTGGAAACGCTTTTTTTAAGTCATCCACAATATCATGGAGGGAACAGAAAAGAATAAGCTTCTTTCCTGTTGAAGTGAAGTCTCTCACATAATCTATCACATATTTGATCTTGCCTTTGGCACAAATACCACGCAAAGCCATAAACTTGACTAAAGCCTCGTTCTTCAACTTTCTCTTTATCTCCCATTCCGTAGCTTGTTTGTATTCCCGAAGATACTTTTCAAGATCCTGATAAGCTACGTCGTATTCGTCACGATTAGTAATGTCCGTGTAGATATCACATCTTGTTTTTTCAGGAAGTTCCGTGAGAACCTCTTTCTTCTCTCTTCTGAAAAAGCATTTATCATAGAGTGATTCTTGAAGTTCCTGCAAGTTGGACGCTTCTTTATCTCCTGAGCAATAGTTTAAATAAAAGCCTCCCACGCCTCCAAACTCTTTCAACCGATCCATTATCGCCAATTGAGATATTAAATCGCCGGGCCGATTGACAACCGGAGTTCCTGACAGGATAATTATATACTCCTTTCCGATGCATATTCCTTTGGTGAATTTGGTTTGTTGGGCACCGGTATCTTTAACCCTGTGGGACTCGTCAATTATAACCGACTTAAACATCCTGATGTATGGAGAGAATACCACATCTTTCAAACGCCAGTTCTTTTTTGGCACGTCCCAGACAAAGAACTTCTTAAGAGATTCATAATTGACAATCGCAATGTCGTAGGTTTTCATCTCTAACAGGTAGTTCCATGTTGTTTTCACGGAATCATTAAGAACCAGCGCCTTACGGTGGGTAAATTTATCAAATTCCCTTTGCCAATTGATTTTTAGGGAAGACGGACAAATGACCAGACACGGGAATGCGTTTGCGATATCCACTGTCGCCGCCGCCTGAAATGTTTTCCCTAAGCCGGGCTCATCCCCGTTTATGAATCTCTTCAACTCAAGTCCTTTGGCAATACCTTGTTGTTGGTAGTGATAAGGCACAATTTTCAGATTGTGTTTTATACTTAATTCCGGCATATCTCTCATAAGAATCGATATAATTCTTCCTCCAATTGGGGATACATAACCCCTTTCAGATACACATTAATAATTTGATTTGCGGCTCTCTTGTAGAACTCTTCAAACTCGTGTTGATCCATTTTATCAAAGGAGATGGAATGAAGAGCAATACAGCCAAGATTTTCATATCTGACAACCTCATAAAGTTTCAAATCAATCTTTAATCTGATGAGAAGATCATCTTTCGTATAGATGCCCAACTCTTTTTGAAGGTTTTCATTCAGATTGTCAAAAGTCAGACCGATGAGTGCGAAGAAGCGTTTATGAAATTCGTAGTTCCTTGCATCTTTAATATCGGCTACCACATCGCTTCCTGTTTTAAGCTTTTGCTTCTCATCCATATCACTGTCATACAGCGGGATAAGGCCGCCCTCTGTAACTCTACAATATATTTTCATGCTATCATCCAATATCGGAAAGCTAAGTCTTCATACTTCTCTTTACCACGTTTATATATTTCACTGTCCCTGTTTATGAACTTCTTGAATATCCTGCAGTTCTTCTTGCTGATGGCATATATGAAGTCTCTGTCGCTTCCTGCAATATCCATATACCAGGCACGTGATCTGTCCCAATCAAAGAAATCCACCGCTTCATCAAATTGCTTTTGAGATTCGGCAAAAGTCGTTTTAAGGTCTCCTCCAAAGCCAAAGGCGGGTAGCCACCAGTCCCATTTACAGCGAGTATCCAACGTAAATTGAAAATCAGCGTAAGAGAATATCTGCCCTTTGTTAACCATAAAGCGTTGCGTATCGGAGTTCTCTAATACAGTCGCTAAAAAACGATCTCTCTTTGATTCTGATATTAAAGAATCATACATTTCTCTCGCCAGTTCAAAATCCGCTTTGTCATACCGGATATTATCGACTGTCAGTTGGAAGAAATTCACCCGCTCCGGTTCTGTGATGATAGCATCTACAAGAGTTCCGAATTTGAAAGCTCTCTCTTTATCCCCATATTGGATACGGGGGTAAAGAGTGTTTTTTAATTCGGTGAGGTCTGAATTGGAAACTTCACTTCTGTCATAGTAACTATCAGGATTCATTCTATTTTGCTTTTACATCATCTACATAGCGGATATACTCCGAGCTGATTTCTTCACCCTTGTTGGCCATCTTCTCGCAAAAGGTTATCTGGCTTTTGAACTTCTTCTCAAGTTCATCAATCGGGAGAGTTTGTCCCTCATTAATCCACCACATATTGAAAATATTCAGGAATCCGGCCGGATGAAGAACTTCGATCTTCTTCTTGACACTTGCTTTGACAGGGGCCGAAATATTGGCTGCCGTGGTATCAAAGAGAGTATTCATGCTCTCCTGTTGTTTCTTTACTTCTATTTCCTGCTTTTGCCTTTCCTGTTCTTTTCTGCGTATTTCTTCCTGCCGTACCCTCTCTTCCTTTTCTTTCAACTTTAGTTCCTTCTCTCTTTCCGCTGCGGCTGCGGCATTGACCTTTCTCTGCTCGTCGATCTCTCTAAGCTCCATTTGCTTTGATGGTAACAATCGTACAATGTTGCTGATATTGCCTTCCATCTCAAACGAGAACTGCTCTTCAAATGCTTTTCTTTTGCTTTCAATTATCTCTTTCTGAATGCTCTTTACTGTATTCAGGTCAAGAAGAATCGGAAGCATCTCATTTGATACGTATTTAGAAAAGAGTTCCGGAGAACATTGGGTAGGAAAGTTTTTAATTTGCGCTGATACGTCTTCAAAGTTTTCTAAGGTAACAGATGTGTTTAAGCGATTGAGTTCGTTAATTGAATGTGTTATATACCTGTTTAAGTATTCCGAGAACTCAACCTCAATTGCCGCTTTGTAATCGGCTTTAGCCTGATTGACTTTAAGTACCCTTTCTTGCCTTTTCCTTTCTTCCTCCTGCTTTTGAAGTTTCATCCTTGCATATTCGTTTCTTTTTAATTGTAACTGATATGCCACTGTCCCCGGACTTTTAATATCTATCTCTTTTTCAAGAGAGGTAAAACAGGACCTTACCTGATCAAAGAGCTTGGTTACCGGACTTCTGCGCTCATTCATGACTTTCAGTGTCTCGCCAACCCGATGAAGGTAATTAGAAATTTCTGTATCTACCTCATCATTCATATTCTCCGCTTTAGCCAAAAGCGTTGTACCGAATGAATTACACTTCTGTACGCTTGTCTGGTTTGATAACAGGGCGTTGGGAGCGAGCTCCGCAATACTCTGTATGTTTTCTGATTTTATTAATTCTGTGCTCATAATTAAAATGCTCCGTTTTCTTGTTCGTTTACTTCTACTTTAATTCCGCCGCCGATATTATTGACTTCATCACCGAATGGTGCATTCCTTTCGCTCTGTTCTTCCGGATTCTTTTCCGAAACATCGTTTGCTATTCCGTAGTCTATATCTTCTTCTTGTTCGGTGGCGAGCATGGTCCCGCGCCCAATCCTGATTTTGGGATAAGCAGAAAAAGCATGTTTTATCATTTTCGCCCCGAGAAATCCTGAATCTATCCCTCCGTTCTGTGAGGAGTATAACGAGTTGGCAGCTTCGACGTATATTCTTCGATTATCATCCCATTTCTTGTTTGCCTTAGCTGAATACCCTTTTAGTCGTTCTATTTCGTCTTCAAGCATCCATGAATAATCAATGGAACCGTCCGAGCGGACTATTTTAATGAAAGCTCCGATGATTTTGTTACTCTTCCGTGGTATGCAGCATTCATAGTCTACCACTTTTTGTCCGGAAACGACTTTGGCAGAGAACGTGTCTCCCTCGTACATGATAACCGGATTGTCTGCGTAACGTATCTGGCCCACACGTGCCCTTAAAGCCAATTCGCCATACCCGCTTATCTCTAAGATACATCTTCCCTCATAAACGGGTTTGTTCTGTTGGTTCACGCCAATTTTGTAGTTCCTCGGGCGTAAGTAGAGTAGGGGCTTATTACCCGGTTCAAGGCTCAATCCGCACACGGCAATGTCCAGAAAAGCATTAAAGATAGAGAAGCGGGTACACTTGTTTTTAATCTCGGCACTGTCACTTACGATACGATTGAAATAATATTTTTCCTTTGCATAGGCGGATTCGCCCTTTCCTTCTCCCCAGATTGTTTCATATATCTCAATGAACTTCTGTTTCACGTTCTCATCATTAGCTATTTCCGTGGGGGCTATAGCATTGATCTTTTCCAATGTAATTGCAAAATTTCCCATATCTATAAAATTAAATTTAATATCTGCTTAATCCTTGAACCCTGCACAGTTCATCGTAGTCCATTCCGACATCGTAATCCTCGTTTTGTTCTCCGTTAAGAGATTCAATATCCGCATTGATAAGAGCTAATATCTCCGCTTTAGAATCGGAATTATACGCTTTCGTAACCTCCGCTTCTGTCATCGAAGAAACTTTTTCTAGTTCTGCATACAAATCATCTGGTACGGCATTTTCCATAATTAGTTTTTTATAATTTACAAAAAAGCTCCGAGGCGTATTCCCCGGAGCAAACAACGATTCACACTGTGCGATTCGTAACAGCACTTTTATAATCCTTCGGCGTCTTTTCGTCGTGTCAACCATTTTAATGGTACCTCGTGAACTATGAAAGTTTTTCTGCTATTGCTTATCGCACTCTCTAAAGGTTTGTGGAAACGGACAGATTCGAACTGCCGACTTCCGCTTGTGGTGCTCTCCCGTTAAGCTAAAAGTATCTCGAGAGACTTGAACTCCCAACCTTCCACCACACACGGCGCTCTATCCACTGAGCTACATTCCCGTGTTGCCTGTACCACGCTTGGCACAGGACTTTACTAACTTTTAAATCTAAATAAACATGACTAATCACTCTCACGAGCTTCATTGTTCCCGGATAACCGATCAAAGTACACCGGGATTATAGTAACTCCATAATGGAGTATGTTCATTTTATTATTTCCCCCTGCTGCTTTGGAAGATAAATCGTTCTACGGCTCTTTACAGGTACATTCATCGCTTTCTCTATAATGAGGGTATGCGCCACTTTAACGTCGTTGGATACGTTGACCGAAAATGGTGAGGGCTCCCGGTTGCCCGATAGTGAGCGGGTGAAATATTCGCTACGTTCGCTCGCTCTTATCCGATGCGTATCTCAACACATCTTCTGCATTGCATTCCCATCTTCCTTTTTGGTAAGTTTCGTATTTGGCAGTACGTATCTTTCCAGTGATGACGAGACGTTCTAATCTTCCTCTGCCTCCGACTATCTTCATCGCTTCTGTCTTTGAGAATGTGATGGCGTTTTTGCGGAGTACAGTGTATATGTCCTCCATGTGCATGAGGATATCTTTTATCTGTTGTGATTGCTGGAGCATTTGATGTATTCTTTAGCTATCTCGTAATCCGTTGAATTATCTCCGAGTCCTGCTTTTATTGAATCATAGGCCGTAGTTGGCATTGTATATATGATTTGCTCTGTATAGTCGGCTCTGCCTGCTAATCCTAGGATGAAGAGTAGAGCAATAAAGCCAAGAATGAATACAGCCAATTGTTTATATCCTTTTTTCATACCGACAAACTTTTCTGATGATGAATAATAGTTTTCTTAGAATATTAAATCCTTTCATGAAGTTCCTCAATGAGAGTCTCTGGTGGATTATACATATCCGGCTTTCTTAAGATTTGGTTTATAAAATCCACCTTGTTTGAGAGCTTCTTTTCTTATACGCTGAGAGAGTTCTGTTTCGGTAATGCCTCTAAGGGCCATTCTTATAGTTTGATCAGAGCATTCGAATAACTTTGCCAATATTGTTGTCATGCCTCTTTCTACAATAATCTTCTTCATCTTTCTCTTATTTTAAAATTGTTTATTAAATTTGCAGTTCGTATATCAATCGTTGAATTGTATGTTTATTAGTTGTTGGATTGATTACGAATGCAAATATAAGGTCAAACGACCTATAATCAAAATAAAACCAGATTAAAGTTTGGTCAATTGTCCTATTTATAATTAGTATAAATAATAAAATAATGGAAAGTGCTGTATTAGAAAGGGTTATGTATCTTATTCAAGTAAAATCAAAATCAAAAAGGGATTTTGCTTTTACTATTGGTATGGAGCAAACAACCGTAAATAACCAGCTTTTAGGCAAGAGATCTATTTCATTTGACCTTATTGATAATATCTTGAAAGCATTCCCGTCTGTTTCATCTGAATGGCTATTACGTGGCATTGGGGATATGGAAATATTGGAATCTGAAAAGGATCAAACTCTTGAAGACTTGAAGGAAGAACTGGCTATGCTTAAGGGAGAAAATAGAGTGCTTCGTGAGCAATTGGGCTTCCGAGAGAGGAAAGGCCACGAAAGTGCGTAATAATTGATTTTAATACCAAAAAAATAATAGAATGAAAAAGATTCTATCTTTTTAGGTCCACCTATTTATATCGTTTATTATTCTTTTTTTTTAAAGCATAAGTGCAATGAAGCGGTTTTTATTTTTTATAAGTGTACTTCTGACTGTATCAAACTTACAATCTCAAAATACAATAGATAGTTATTATTATGATGGACAGTTAATCAAATTCTATAATACTGAGCATTATTTTATTTCTGCATACATGCAACCGGTTAGTTATTATGGTGATTATTATGCTATACATCTTTCAATCTTAAATAAGGATATTCCACGATTTGATTTCATCCCAACTAATCTTATAGCCACATATGAATATAGGGAAAAAGAAAGAGATGGAAAGGTCTTAACTTTCGAAGAATATAGTGAAAAGGTTAGGAGTAAACAGGAATGGCAAGAGGCACTGATGGGATTAGCCGTTGGATTTCAAGCTTTTGCCAATAACGTGGAACAGATAGGCAGCATGAAAGTTGTTTCAGGAGGACAAGTTTCTAACATATCAATCTATGATAACGGATCAGGCAAAATCCAAAATATGATGAATGGTGCTAGGCAAGTTGAAGCAGAGCATTTGAATGATTTGGAAGTAATAAAGGATGGATATCTTAAAAGACACACTTTATTTAGGAATAACGAATTAATGGGCTATATAAATATTAAATATCGCGAATGCGATAAGCTAACTTTCATTGTTCCAATAAACAATGAATTGTTTGCTTTTAATTGGGAGTTTAAACATGAGGATGTGAGAGGTAAAGATGATGTTTATAGATAATGGATCCTTTATATTCACACATCTTTAATCCTTTTATTGAATTGTATTACATGGTATCAACTAATAAATTTTAATTAACAAGGCGAGTTCAAAAAGAGGCTTTTGCTTGTCAAAACGCTTGTCGGAGGATTAAATACTTGCAAAGTTATCAAATTGATTTACACGCTATTGGATATTATTTCCGTGATATTCTTCTAAGGCGTGGGTCGCGCGTTCGAATCGCGCCGGGATCACCTCAGTTAACGGGCTGTAAATCAACGATTTACGGCTCTTTTCTTTCCTAGAAAAAGTTGTAATCTTTCAAAAAAAAACGGCAA